GGGTACGGGCTCGGCTCTAACGGGCATTAGCGCTGTCGCGCTTGATACCTCAGGCGCTTCAAACTCCGTGGCGGGCTTTAAGATTCTTCGTAAAGTTAACCGTCCTGGCAACGTCTACGGCTCAGCAAATGGTGATCAGGTGGAGGTTGAGGTTAAAGTCAACGAACCATTCCTGGCCCACCACACTGCTGGCATCTAAGGAGAGTGACTGATGGCTGTAATTACTCGTAGTGATCATGCTAAGTCGCTGGTCCCTGGCCTTCATGCTCTCTTTGGAATGGAGTATGGACGGTACGACAACATGCACGAGCGTGTCTTCGAGAAGAACTCATCGGAGCGTGCGTTTGAAGAGGAAGTCCTTCTAGTTGGTTTTGGCGCTGCCCCGACCAAAGCTGAGGGAGCCTCTGTAAGCTTTGACTCTGCTCGTGAGTCCTACACTAGTAGGTACACTATGGAGTCAATTGTCTTGGCCTACTCGTTGACCGAGGAAGCGATGGAAGACAACCTCTATGAGCAGATGGGCGCTCGTTACACTAAGGCGCTCGCACGCTCCATGGCTCACACCAAGCAGGTGAAGGCTATGAATGTGTTCAACAATGCGTTCTCCTCCAGCTTTAAGGGTGGTGATGGTGTTAGTCTCTCTAACGCTTCTCATCCTCTTTCTTCTGGCGCGACCGCAAGCAACACGCCTCCGACCCAAGTCGATCTTTCGGAGACCGCTCTTGAAAACGCGGTCATTTCGATCCACAACTTCACGGACGACCGCGATCTACCGATCTCTGTTAATCCGCGCATGCTGTTGATCCCGATTGAGAACCAGTTTGTTGCGGAGAGGATTCTAAAATCCGACCTTCGTAGCTCTACTGCGGACAACGACTTGAACGCTATCAAGTCCACTGGGATGTTCCCAGACGGCTATGAGTTCAGCCCGCACATCAGCGACACTGACTCGTGGCATGTCTTGACGGACGCCCCCGATGGCTTGAAGTACTTTGAGCGTACTGCGATGCAGACGAGCACCGACGGTGACTTTGACTCTGGGTCGATGAAGTTCAAAGCGCGTGAGCGTTATGCGTTTGGTTTCTCTGACTGGCGGGCTATCTACTCGTCGCAGGGCGCCTAACTGAAGCTGATTGGCGGGGAGCTGTTTTGTACGGTTCCCCGCCAGTTCGTTCGATTCCTTTATGGAATTTGGAGCTGAGGCTCCGCTTGAACTGGAGAATGTAGTATGCCTTTTAGTAACTATCCAAATGGATTTGCGAGCGGTGTGGCTATTCGTGGCCTTCCCGTTTTGAGCACATACGGTGGAAACGTCTTTTTCGTGGATTCTGGTGCTGGCTCAAACTCAAGCGATGGTTCGCACAATCGCCCCTTTTCTTCGCTTGATTACGCGGTTGGTAAGTGTACCGCGAACAATGCGGACATTATTGTTGTCAAAGCCGGTCATGTTGAGACTGTTATTGCTGCTGCTGGTCTTGCTCTTGATGTTGCTGGAATTACTATCGTTGGGCTTGGCAATGGCCCCGACCGACCGACTGTGAACTTTACCACAGTGGTGGGTGCAGACATGGACGTGGACGCGGCTGGTATCACCATCCAGAACTTCTTGTTTACTGGTGGTATTGATGCCCTGACGGGTCCGATCGATGTCAACGCTTCCGACTTCTCGATGCTAAACTGCGAGACTCGTGACGTCACTGGTCAGACAACCGACTTCATCGTGGCTGACGCTAACGCTGATCGGATGCTGATTGATGGCTGGGTTCATCGTGGAGCGGCTGGGGCTGGTGCGGAGAGTGCGCTACAGCTTGTTGGCGGTGACAACACCACGGTCAAGAACTTCTGGATTGATGGCAACTACGGTACTGCCTGCATCGAGAATGTCACTACGGCTGCGGTTAACTTGACTGTCGGCGGTGGCTCGAACGGTGCGAACTATGCTCGTACCCGTAACGCTGACGACGTGATCTTCACGGCGGTTGCGACCACCACAGGTAATGTTGGGCCTAATATCTACGCCCGCGTTGCGGATAATGCTGCAAACGTCACTGAAGCGTTTGTCGGTGCTGACATGCAGTTCTTCCAGCCAATTTCGATTGTCAACTTGGATGGTGAGGTTGGCCTAAATACCAACATCACTGCTACGACTGACGCTTAATTGATGTGGGTGGTGCTGAGTTTAAACGCGGCGCCACCCACTACCGACTGGGAGTTCTGGTATGCCTATGGTTCGTGGAAAGAAATACCCGTATACTCCAGAGGGCAGGAAGGCCGCTGCTACCGCTGCCATGGCGAAGGCTAAGCCGAAGCAGAGGAAGAAGTTACTGAACAAGCCGATGATGCGGAGAACTTAGATGGCTGACGTAGTCACCAGCTCGACGCTGCAAGATGGGGTAAAGAAAGCCGTCTTGCGGTTCACCAATGCTTCTGATGGATCTGGTGAGGCTGCTGTTGTTAAGGTTGACGCCAGCGCTCTTGGGGTTATGACTAGCGGAGCAGCAAGCCTTAATATTAAAATTATGCAGTGCTGGTGGTCTATATCCGGTATGGATGTGGACATTCTCTGGAACGCCACTACGAATGTTAATGCTCTTACCTTGACTTCTGATGGTGCTGGTTACCTTGACTTTCGCCAATTCGGTGGCCTTCAGAACAACGCAGGAAGTGGTAAAAACGGAGACATTTTGTTCACCACTAGGGGTCACACCAACTTAGACACGTACACCATTGTTTTGGAAGTTGACAAAGGCTGACCTTGAATCATGGCTTCTTCGGGAACGAACACATTCAATCTATCGGTTGATGAGCTTATCCTAGAGGCTTATGAGCGGTGCGGCGTCACAACGCCCACGGGCTATCAGCTTCGTAGTGCGCGAAGGAGCTTAAACTTACTTTTGCAGGATCTTGGAAATAGAGACGTGCATTTGTTTAAGCGGGCTCAGACAACCTTCAACACGGTAGAGTCCGACGAAACTTACGTTTTAGACGCTGCCATCCTTGACGTCATGGATATGCATATACTGTCTGGTGGGTCAAACGGGTCTGAAATTTCTATGGCTCGCTATACGCAGTCCGAGTACGCGGGCCTACCAAACAAGTCTACAGAAGCGAGGCCGAGTCACTACTACCTTGATAGGGAGAGAGACGCGGCAACTCTGTACCTATACCCATCTCCAGACGCGGTGTACACGATCAACTATTTTGCGTATAATAGAATCCAAGACGTGGGTGACTACACAAACACTCTGGACGTTCCAGCTAGGTTTTTACCCGCCGTCACAACGGGCCTCGCGTTCATGCTGTCTGAGAAGCTTCCAGCGCTAGACGTCCCCCGCGTTAGTCTATTTAAACAGCGTTATGATGAAGAGGTACTTCGCGCCATCGAAGAAGATGAGGAGCGGGTCTCTTTGTATCTGACGCCTAATCTTGCGGGGTCTGGCTTTGCGGTACGCACAGGGTAAATACTCTTTTGGTTATTGCGATATCACGGGCAAGCGCGTTCCTTATAGGAAGCTGCGGACGACGTGGAATGGCCTTAGGGTATCCCCAGAAGCGTATGAGACTAGGCACCCTCAGCTTTCTCCAGCGAGTAACATACAAGACCCGCAGGCTCTCCGAGCGCCTCGCCCTACGGATGGGTTTAGCGCGGGTTCTGTGACGAGCCTCTCTGACTTATTCCCCAGCACTTCTGGTCAGGGTAATGGGTCTGGATCGGAGGGCGTCTGATGAGTACTTACGCCAATCTAAAGTTAGACATTGTTGATTGGCTGGATAATCAGACGCTAGAGCTTTCTGCTCAACTTGACACCCTCATCAACAACGCCGAAGACCGCCTTATAGACGAGGTTACTGACGATGCCTTCTTTACAAAGGCGACGGGTACGCTGACTAGTGGGACGGCAACCCTCACAAAACCAACGACGGAACGCGGGATACGCTACCTGCAAATAACCAATAGCACGACCCAAGTGCAGTTGGAGCGCCGAGAGCTGAGCTTTGTAAAGGAGTTCTACTCCAGCACATCGACCAGTTCTGTGCCTAAGTATTTTGCGGACTATGACTCGACTAATTTTCTTTTAGGACCGACCCCAGATTCAAACTACGCCTATGAAATTGGGTTTGTCGCGCAGCTTGACAGGCTATCAGCCAGCAATACAACCAACTTCTTTACAGATAGAGCCTACAATCTGTTACTATATGCCTGCCTTGTTGAAGGGTCTGTCTACGTGAAATACCCAGAGGCGGCTACGATGTATGCACAATACTATGAGCGCGCCTTGCAGGGTTTGAATAAGCGTTATGCAAGGCAGCAAGTCACCAATGACATTGTACCAGCGGTGTAATAAACATGGCCGATTCAGCTACATCATCCTTGAGGCTACGTGACCAGGAGACTGGCGGAAACGACGGTCAGTGGGGGACGTATACCGACACAAACTTTGCGCTAGTCGAAGAGAGCGTATCTGGCGTTCTTAGCAAGTCTGTGGCGGGAAGTGCGGACGTAACTCTAACCAGCACCAACTTCACAAGCGACGAGAGCCGCCACGCTGTCCTAGAGTTTACGGGGGCGCTTACGGGCAACATTAACGTAATTATCCCGAATGTTCAAAAGACTTACTTTCTCTACAACAATACCAGCGGCAGCTACACGCTGAGCATAAAGACTTCTAGCGGCACGGCTGTTCAGATACCCCAGGGGTCTAAAGAGTACGTCTACTGCGACGGTGGCAACGCTATTGTCACGTTGCTTGGTACGACGCACAGCACTAACGTGGCGACTGTCGCTGGTGAAATAACGCCGACAAACAACGTATCAACCCTGGCAGGCATTGCAGCCAACGTCACGACGGTAGCGGGTGTCTATGCTGACGTCACGACGGTTGCCACCTCGGTCACGGCTGGTCACGTTGCTATTGTTTCGGGGATCAACGCTGCCGTGAGCAGCGTCTCGGACAATATGCCGGACGTGTCCACGGTGGCGGGTGATAGTGCTAACCTGCAAACTGTTGCGGGACAGATTTCTGGTACGAAT